CGGGAGGGGATATTCGGGTCAGAGACCGGGAGAACGTCCACCCTCCCGTCGAAATCCTGCTGGAAGACGGTCATGTCGCCCTCGGGGGTCGCGTACGGGTAACCGTCGAGGGGGACAAAGTCTGCGTTGATCCGGGCCAGAATCTTGAACTGCTGACGCTGGGCATGGTGGAGACGCTTGTGGACGGCGGAGAAGAACTTGGCCGATGCTTCGAGGAGGGCCATTGTCGTCCCAACAGGGCCGTAGTTGTTCGCGTCGGAGACAATCTGGTCGGTCTGGTCGGCAAACTTCTCGGCAGCCCCGGTGACGAAGCCGAGAAGCTGGAACAGGGTCTGGGACGGTTCCTTGTACGGGAGGTTCACGATGGCCTTGTTCAGGTCCATCCCGAGAGCCTCGACCTCCTTGAACTCGCCGGGGCTGATCGGGTCCGAGTCGCCGACAACACGGACGCCTTTCGCCTTAAATCCGCCGGGGAGGTTGGCGAACTGACCGGCATCGACAAGTGCCCTCATCGCCGACGTTGCCGTCATGGTCAGGTTACCGATAAGCTGGATCAGGCCGAGACCGTAGAAGCCGAAGCCGGGGACGAACTTGTAGTGGGTGAAGTGGATCATCTTCTCGGCGGCGGGGTCGTCTTCCCGGTAGTTTCGGCGGATCGACAGGACTTGCCGGGAATCAGCCTCGACGGTGATGATGTACGGGAGTGCCGCCTCGTCATCATCAAGTTTCAGGATTACATGCTGTTCTAGCAGGGTGTACTCCGGGTCTTCACCACCGTCTGAGAAACCAAGAATTTCATCTACCTTCCCGGCCAGTTCCGAATCCTTCCGCCCGGTAGGGTCGGGGAGGTCGGCAACGTCCCGGTACATTCCGGCCCTGATGTCGGCCTGAAGGTCAGCCTTCGACTTGTAGATGACATGGGTGTACCGCCCGGCCCGTCGAAGGTCCGTGGCGGCGTAGTTGACGTAGAACTGGTCCATCGGGATGTGTTCGGCGACAGGACGGCCCACGGTCCCGTCGTAGTACATCTTCATGATCGCCGAGCCGACAATCGGGAGATGGAAGAGCATCCGCTCCATCTCGTCGAAATACTCGGGCATCATCTCCGTCAGTTCGTAGTTCATAAACCGGCGGACACGGTTCGACTGCTGGACGATGTTCGAATCTGGGTCACCGATGATCTGCGTCCGGACAGGACCGTCAGCCGGGAGAAGTTCCTGAGATGCCTTCGACTGGAACTTGACAGCCGACTCGATGATCAGCGGGTGTGTCGCCGCACACGATCCGCTGAATGCCGTCCCTGTTTCCTCGAACCGGAGGCCGAGAAGGTCCAGACCACGGGTCAGCGTCTCGTCCCAGTCCGCCCTGCTTTCCCGGTCAGCCTCGAAGCCGTCGATGACACGACGGGCGACAGTCTCCAGTTCATCCTCCCCGATGTATTCGGCAAGGTTGGCGAAGTGGGGGATGGGGACATCGACTTCGAGTTCCATGTCTGCCGACAGGCTGTCGATGAACATCTGGTCTTCGGGGTACAGGCCCACACCCCCCATCTCGCCAAAGTCAAACTCTATTGCCGACTCGCCGCCATCGACATCAAATTCTACCCCCGGGGGGAGCATGTTCTGGTTTTCAATGAGTGACATCAGATAGTCCTTGGTTGACGGCGGTAGGGGTCACGACTGACGACAGAGCCACCACGACGGTATTGTACTGGTTTGGTGGCGATAATAACATTGCCTTTTCTGCGGACGTTGTCAGGTCCAAATATTTCTTCAACTTCACCAATGTAGTCGGCTGTCTTTTTGTTGTTCTGAAATCCTTTGCTTGTCACCTTGCCTACGCCTGTACCGGCTCCTTCGTAAATTTGAAAATACGCTATACCACCCGGCTTAATATTCGTCATGGCCTGTCGGATGACATCAGTCCGGGCTTCTGGCTCTGCAATCACATTCAGAACATTAGCGGCTGTGGCTGTGTCGGCTGCTTCTGTCCGCATCCTGTCCATAACAGCGGCATTATGTTCCGGGGAACGATTGTACGGATCGTAGACGAAGTTTTCAACACCACGTTCATCTGCCAGATACTTGGTACCTTCATCAAATCTTCCGCCACCAATATCAAAATTTGTACCGCCCTCCGGAAAGTCGATGTCTTGTTTCTTAAAGAGGGCAGGTACCTGACGAAGAGATGTGTCTGCGGAGGAGATAGCTTGTTTAGGTGCATCTAATGTCATCTGCTCTTTATTAAAAACTGCGTATACATTGTTTTTATATCGTTCGCCAATCCCTTCGTATACATTTTCTGCTATTACTGAATCGAATCCTTCGGCTTTTGCCTTATTGATTACTTTTTGTTGATATGAAGAGTCGTCAATAAATTTTTGTGCCTCGTCACCTTTCAATGTAAATGGATTCTTAATGTCTGTATAAATCTCTGTTACACTGCCGGGTTCAATTTCATTCCCAAAATCATCATAAAATTTTGGTTCCCCGTATTCACGCGGAAGCGTAAAAGTATATGCAACATCTTCGTTATCTGTTAAAAATGATGCACTTTTAGTTTCAACTGCTTTATTTGGGTCTGGAAGAATTTGGCCGCTAGTCGGTGACCCGTGATATAATTTTTTAATTACACCGGCTCCAATGCCCGGTAGAGCCATTGCAAGGCCCGACAATCCGGCTTGGCCGTAGTTTCCTTCCTGCACGTCCTTAGTCATATGGGCAATATCTAGTCCTTCCCCAATTCCGGGAAGCATCGATAATAGCATTTCGGCTTGTTCAGTTTTGGATGCCGGGGTGTAGTTAGCATACAGACGTTCTTTCATCGGCATACGAAGACGTTCAGGCGCTTGATGCTCAGTCCCGTAATCACGGATCAATTGATTTAGGGCAAGGATGTCGTCATCGGCCATCAGGCAGTTTCCTTGGGGCGGTAATCACCCGATTATATGCGTCTGCCGGGGAGTACCCAATAAGAACCACGGGTCTTCTGTCGGCGGACTGGTTCGTCGTCCAGTTCAGGGTCGTCGGGGTGTTCTATCCGCCACGAATCACGGACGTACAGGATTGCCATGGTCATGGCGTCCACCATGTCGTCGTGACGACCACCGGGGAATCTGAGTGCTTGGTTCAGCAGATCGTCGGCCCAGTTTCTTCCTGCCGGTATCCAGATTCGGCCTGACTCCATGAACGGGGTGGATGCGTTGACCCGGGCTACCTTGTCCCGGTCAGGCATGTATTCCATGATCGGGAGACCGGCCCGGCGCAGGTCTTGGATCAAGGATTGTCCGGACGCCTTCTTCTCGATAAGCACAAGGTCGGGCCGGTGGTGGTCGTACTCTGCCTGTGCTAACGATCTGAGTTCCGGGTACTCCCACCGGCCATGCTCGTTCCCGAGGAGGATCAGGTTGGCGACAACCCTCTCCACCCCGGCTGAGTCTGTCGTTGCCCAGTGGAAGATGCCCCATGTCTGGAGGACTGACTCGTCGGCTGTCGATTTGGTCGAGAAAGCCGTGTCCATCGTCTGGAGGATGAACTCACAGTTCGGGGGTTCAGGGTCTGTCCATGGGGACAGATAGCCCATCTTGATGATACCGCCCTCGTCCGGGGTCGGGTTCTGCATGTACAGCGACTGCCAGTACTTGGCCCCGTTGTTCGACCTGATCTCAGCCTCGTCCTGCCGGAGGAGTTCGTCAGTCTTCCATTCGGGGAAGTACGACGAGCCGACCGGGAGGCCGAGTAGTTCCGACGACTCCTCGTCTACCCATGCCGGAATCTTGATGACCTTCCACGGGGTTGTGTCTGGGTTGTCCTCGGCCCCTTGGTTACGGAGGAGCCACCCGCAGAGGTCATCGTCGTGGTACCGGGTGTTGATGATGACGATAGACCCGCCGGGCATGAGTCGGGTGCGGAGACCTGACGGGTACCAGTTCTTGATATAGGCCCTCCCGGCGTCCGAGAATGCGTCTGCCTCCGACATCGCATCGTCGATGATGGCTACGTGTGCACCCCGACCCGCAATCTGGGAGTTAACACCGGCTGCGAAGTACGATCCGCCCTTGTTCGTCTTCCATTTACCGGCTGCCTTCGCATCCTTCCGGAGACGGACCCCCTCGAATACCTCCTCGAAGACAGGGTGGGCGACAAGATCACGGACTGAACGGCCAAAGTCCGAGGATAGCTGTTCGTTATGACTGATAGTCAGGATTTCATGGGCTGGTTGTCGGCCCATGTACCACGAGGGGAACAGACGGCTGCTGATCAGGGACTTGGAGGACCGGGGAGGGAGGAAAATCATGATGCGCTGACCACCCTCGTCCACGCACCGCTGTAGTTCCCGGCAGATTATGTCGATATGACGACCCCACTTGAAATCAGGGACGATGGTGGGGGCCATCAGACGGACATATGCGGCGAAATCGTCCCGGGCCGACAACATTGCCCGGGCATGGAGCAGGGCTAGGTAGCTTTCCCGGGACTGCACGTCGGGGGAGATTTGAGTAATATCAGTCACTTACGCGAATCCGTACCGGTATGCCCTCCTAGGCCTAATGCTGGACCTGATCAACCTTATATTTATCAACATGAGTATCAATGATGGTCTGATATCGGGCAATCTCACGGTCCAGTTCGTCTGCCGACATGGTAATTTTCTGTTCGACAAGCGACCGTTCGACAAACATGCCCAGATGTTTACCAAGATTCTCTAATGCCCGGTTAGCATTCGTGAAATCCCCGGAGTCCATGGCCTGATTGTAGGTCGTCATGAACTTTTCGATGATGTCTTCTACCTTAACCACCAGCTTCTCCATGGTCTTGTCCCTGATATAGTTGACGAATGCGGCTACTTTCGGTGTCTGGAGCAGTTCCTTCGCCTTCCCCCGAATAAGAAAGGGCTTCTTGTCCCCGACAGAGTACCCGGCATTCATGTAAGCCTGATACGCATCCCCTGTTTCGATGAACTCGTACGCAAATTTGTACTGCATAGGCGACAGACGGAAGGGGAGGGCCGTCATCTGGGTCCTTCGCAGCTTGTCCCGGGGGTCGTTGAACCTCTGGGGACGGGAGAGGAACTCAGGTTCTGGCAGGTCGGCCAGTCGGCGGAACTCCTCGTCAGCCTCCAGACGCTTACGTTCACGTTCCAGAACCTCTGGATCGTTGTCGTACCCGTGAACAATTCTTGTCATTCGCGCATGATGTCCGGTCATGGACCAATAATAGGCACTCAGGGCTGTAAAACCAAGGAAATACCGCCGGGATAACCAGAGGTTGTGCGGGGATATACGCGCAACTATAGGTTAAAGTCTGATTTTTCTAAAAATTTTTGGCGGGGTCCTTTTATATATAAAAAGGAAGGGCCTGATTTTCCCCCTCCCCCCTGAGTGTTACGGTATAACGTACCATTCGGCCAGCGTTATATTATAACATACGGTCCCGCCCGCCCGGCCAGCGCCGGTTTAGAATTATTCTAATTCCAAACTGCCCGCCGCGTCGCCTTGGTGTACCTAGTTGCAGGGCGTGCACTACATGCAACTGTTAGGCGAATCGCGGATTGCCCCTAGGTGCCCTAGGATGGCGTGGGAAGCTGCCCAAGTTTTTCCGGTGCTGCCCTACCTGCCCGCGTTCCGGCGCTGTGCGGCGATCCTAGGGCGTTCTAGACTATGCCGACAAATAGTTTCGACTCGCTACTGTCTCGATCTGGTACTAATATTCGACTAGCTATGCGCGGATTGCATGGACCACCAGGGCATAGGTGCGACAATATGTCGCATGTACGGGACAGCCGATTTGTGCAACGCGCGTGCATTCTGTCGCCTCGGGCGAACCATGCGCCGGACGCATAGGTGCTATGCAGAATTGGCAATATACCCGTCCGGCCAAGGGTTTATTATCGGCGTTGGACATGGGCAGTCCATCGCCCCACATAGTCCCTCCGGTTCCCGTCGTGTGGCGGGCACTTGCGGAACGCGACAGCTCCCGCGCCGGACGTACAACTTGCGGCTTAGTAGCTCCGACTATGCGGGGGGAATTGAGCAAGGGGTGCAGACGATGGCGCGGGCATGGTTTCCGGATCGGGTTCCCCATAATGGGGCAGGGTTCCCAAAAACTATCGACGCGCCAGAACACCAAAAACACTAGCGGCGGGCGGCGATAGGGGCAGGCAACATACCGTAGCTAAACGGCAGCCATTTGAACCTTGCGGGTGTCCCGGCTA